AACCGGGACCACCAGCTTGCGGGCCTGGGCGGGCTTGAGCAGGCCGGCGTTGTCGCGGAACCGGCGGGCCATGTTGTTGGCCATGGTCAGCGAGGCTTCGTTCAGGCCCACCTGCACCTGCGGGGTGTTCGCGACCACGCCGCCGTCGATGGGATGGCTGGTGGAGAACAGGGGCTGGTTGTCGCCGCCGATCTGCGGGTTCAGGACGTTGCCGGTGTTCAGCGTCGCGGCGCCCTGGATTTCCTCCATCTGCTTGAAGGAGGACACGAGGCCCAGGTTCGCGGGGTTGAAGGCCGACTTGTAGAGGTTGTCGTCCATGGCCTCGCGGGTGAACGAGTAGCCCAGGCCGAACGCGACGTGGATGTGGTTGTAGGTGAACCGCTGTCCCGCGCCGTTGTCGAAGGTGGTCGGCGTGCCCTGCTGCTTGAGTTCGGGCAGGGGCAGGTAGCGCATGTGGATGGTGCGTTCCGCCTCCATGTGCGACGTGCCGGTGGCGTAGATCAGCGACCACTGCGTTGGGATGTCGTTGTACATGCCAGCGATCTTGCGGGCACCCGGCAGCAACGCGCCGGGGATCTGAGAGGATGTAATGGCCATCTCTAGGGTCTCCGATCAGATGCCGGTGGGGTTCAGAACTTCCGCGGTGTTCATCTTCACGATGATCCACGGATAGGTGTTCGCCGGGTCCTGCGAACTACCTGGCAGCCCGGCGACGCCGAGGATGCGGAAGGGCAGGGTGTTGGTCGTGTCCAGCGTGGCGTAGTCGAGAACCAGGGTGGACTGGCCGGCGAAGTTCGGGGCGCCGTTGGACGCAAAGCTGATGTTCTTGCCGCGCCAGGACGGGTCGTACACCCCACCGTTCACCTGCGCGATGAACTCGGCGCCGGGATCGGAAACCACGAGGGCGGGAACGGGTCCATTGGCGGCGGTCGACGCCGGCCAGGAGCCGTTGATGCCGTGGAAGGTCTGCTGGATGGTGGGGTTGTAGAACGGCAGGACACCGCCGAACACGCCGAGGATGCTGGTGTCGGATGGGGCGGCGATGACCACGTAGCCGAGATCGCCGCCGGTGCCGGTCTTCACTACGTCGCCGATGGCGATCGAGGAACCGTAGGCGGCCTTGATGTTGTAGAAGTTGCCCTGGTAGTTCGGCGCTGCCGCGAAGTTGTTGCGGGAGTACTGAAGACCACGGGGCGCCAAGACGTTTGCTGGCATTGTCTGGTGGCTTTCACGAGAAGCCGCCAGCCCGAGCGAATCTCCGGGGCGCGCGCTTGATTGAGAAAGCACACGCCAGAATGGCCGTGGGCAACGGGACCTTACGCACTTTTTTTGTGCGGTTCAATCCCGTTGCACGAAACGGCTACCGAGCGGAGCCCACTTCCTCCTGAATGTCGAGGCCGAGGTGGACGACTTCGACGCCCTTCTGGTTCGGGATGCCGGCGCCGTTGCGGAGGTTGCGACCGCTGGCGGCGCCCTGCGTGTAGGCGGAACGCTGCTGGACAGCGCGGTCATGGTCCTCCTGCGCCGCCTCCTGCGTCAGGTGCATGGGCCGGCTGTAGAGGATCTGGCCGTCCATCTCCACATAGTCGCGGTCCCACTCGGGAGGCACCAGTTCGGGCCAGTCGCGGGCCTTCTCGCGCTGCCATCCCTGCTGGTGAACGCGAGCGATGACAGAGGGATCAACCGGCTCATTGAGCACGCGGACCGCCTTGAACTCGTACGACCATCCGGGCTTCAGCCGGTGGCGCGGCAGGTGGCCGAGGCCGATCTGATCGTCCCCCCGATAGCGACGAACGCGCGTCTGCTCGCGGGTGCCTTCGCGCGGGTCCTCGCCGGCATCATAGGCATACTGCTCGCGGGGCGGGGCAGCGCGGCCATTCGGGTCACTGGCGGCCGAGCGAGTTACCCGGCGGACGTCGGCGGCGGTGCGCTCCTGAGCCTCACGCTCCTCCCGCGCCCGCTGCTCGCGCAGGTTCCGCTGCTGCTGCTGATAGGCCAAAAGGCCGGGGGGCAGGCCGCGCGCGGTGCGGGTAAAAATCTCGACGGGTTTGCGTGCACCGCCATCATCGGCATCGTTGTCGCGGGCTTCAGTGAAGGCCTGCGGCTGCGCCTCGCCTTCTTCCGTCTCCAGGTCCGCGAAGGTGATTTCGGGCCCCTGGTCGTTGTCGTCGTCGTCTTGATTGGTACCAGACATGATCTTGCCTTCCTCTTATCGCCGGCCGGCCGTCACCAAGCCGGTGGCTCGGCCCTGGCGTCGATCGTCGTCGATCTTGACCTGTTCGTGGCAGTAGTCCGCGAGTCGCATGTTGCAGATGCGGGCCGCTTCCTCGAAATCACCGCGCTCATGGGCGTTCGGGAAGGCGATGGACAGCTTGCCGTTCGCCCCGCTGGTCACGCGCATCTGGCCAATGTCGGTCTGCACGATACGGGAGCCGGCGCCGTTGCTGCTTCCCCGCGACGGGGGAGCCCCCGAGTTTCCACGGTCCATGCGGTTCTCCTGTGCCTCACGCTCGCCGTTCAGTTCCCGGGCGATGGTGCGCTCCACGTAGCGAAAATACTCCGGGGTATCGACCTGCAAGCCCCGGGCGCGGGCAAGTTGATCAGCGCCGGCGCAGGCCGCGCGATAGGCCGGATCGGTCAGGAACTGCGGGTGATCGTCGATCCAGGCCTGTGTCGCCGGGGTGAACTTCTGGGCAGACGGTTGTGCCGCCAGCGGAGGCGACGCGCCACCATCGGCCCGCGGGGCAACGCCATGCCGGGCCAGATCGGCTTCACCGGCACGGATGTTGACGTTCGCCGCGGTCAAAAGCTCGATCGCCGCCTGCTCACCATCCAGGTCACCAGTCTCTCGCGCGGCCCGGTAGGCAGCCGACGCCGCATCGCGCGCGGTCTTGGCCGCATCCAGTTCCGCCCGGAGTGCCGCGGCCCGATCCTCGACACGACCGGCCTGTGATTCCTGAAGCCGGCGCTCCGCATCCTCCGCCCGGCGCTGGGCGGCAACGCGCTCGGCCCGCTCTCGCCTGGCCGTGGCTTCGTGGTCCTTGAGTGCCCTCTGGCTTTGCGCCAGCGCGCCCGCGGCGTCATCGTCGCCGTTCAGGTCGCCATCGCCGTCCACGATGGCGGCGGGATCCGTCCGCTGCGTCCGCCGTGCGCCGGTATTCTCGCCTCCGCCCGTCAGGATTTCTCCCGGCGCGTTGACGTCCTCGATCTCAATGGTATCGCTGGGCATCACACCTGTCCTTCATGTGTCTCGATCATCCCCTTCAGGGTCTCGTACCGGGCGCGGCGTTCGGCGTCGCGCTGGCTCGGGTCTCGCGGGTCATTGGTTGGCGCCAGGACCGCCATTTCCGCTCGCGCCTCGGCCAACAAATCGGGCCGTGCCGCAAAGGCCGCCAGATACCCCAGGTGGGCTGGATTGGGCTTGCGCCCGACACGCGCCCGGTATTGGGCCGCGATGTAGTCGGCCAGGACCGGGGGCGCTTCGTCGGTCATGCTCAGACGACCATGTGCGGGTTCTTCACCCGGCCGATGAACAGGTCATCGCGGATGATGCGGCAGCACCAGCCGTCGAAGAAGTAGAGGGGTTCCTCCGCGCGCCGGTGGGGCAGTGTGCCCATGACGCGAATGCCGCCCGAGCCGGCAATTTGCAGGGTGATTCCGTCATTGGCGGACGAGAACAACCAGTCTCCCACCTTGGGGATGCCGCCCGGGCCACCGAACTGCGCCTGGATCCAGGAGGCATCGCCCTTGAACGCATCGGGTCCCATGGCGAGGATCATGCCGACCTTGCCCTGAAACTGGTCTTCTTTCTGCTGCGTGTCGGTGAACTGGATCGTGGTGCCCGGCTTCACCAGCGGGCGGATGTAGACCGCGATCAGGACCGACCGCCCCCACAGTTCCAGTTCTTCGTGGTAGTTCCCAAGCTGCTCCAGGATGTGCTGCTTGGCCAGTTCGTAGTCGTCGTGGTGCCAGTTCAGGAGGAAACTTTGGTCTCCCATCAATCACCTTTTCAGTTGAGTTCTCGGTAG